CTAGGGCGGCGATGGCGGAGGCTGATACATCGCCCGTATTGATCGGTGCCGCCGTGCCGGTCCCAGCACCTGCGCCGGTGGCTACAAAATAAACGCCGACCGTATTCGATGCCGCGCCGACTGCAACAAAGTCGGTGGATCCTACGGTGACAATTTGATAGGCTTGCCCTAAAACAAATGCGCCTGCCGTCACCGCCGCGCCAATGCGATCAACCGGAATCCGGTCCGTGCCTTGCGCGCTGCCATAATCTGGCAGCTCAGAGATCGTGATATAGGTGTCTGGCATGGCCTCAGGCTAGGCAGGCTGAGTACGGAGGATCTGGCCAGCGCCGCTGCGCAGCACCATGCCGGAGCCAGTGCGAAAGATCCGGGAGACCATGGGGACGGCTGTGGTCTTCATCAGCGGGATTCGGCACCACATGCCGGTATCAAACGGCATTGGCTGATATTCAACCTTGTACGATTGGCCGTTCACAGTGAGAGCCTCGCCGTAGCCCAAGCCGCCGAAGATGGTGGTGGGGACGGTCAGCAAGTAATCAACATCCACCGCTTGGCCATTGAGTATCAACTCTCCGTTCATTTTCAAAAAACCTCGCCCTGATGCAGCGCCGGCAACAACGTTGACGCTGCCCAGGCGGTTGAAGGCCACCCGGTTGGCTGATGCTTCCAGGGTGGCCCAGCCCATCAGAAGGAGCCGTTGAGGCGGACGTTGGCGGTTGCGTCGCCGTCGGCGCAGGTGGCGGCGAAGACGCCGATCAGCGTGTTGCCGGTGGAAACGGCGGTGACCAGCTTTGTGCTGGTGATGAAGTATGCCTTGGCGCCTTGCGAGCCGCCGGAGCTGGCAGCGGTGGACTTGGTGAGGGTGAAGACGCCTTCCAGCTGGAAGGCGCCTTCGTCACCGCTGGCCAGGTCAGTGGAAGCGACGCCAAAGATGGCGCCAACGATCGCGCCGCCGCCGCTGGAGACGGCGTAAGGGGCGATGAGATTGAGGGATTCTCCCTCCTGGATGTAGTTCTTCACGGGGTTACCTCAGGGGCTGGATTGGAATGGGCCGGGATCACCGGCCCGGGTTACTTGACTCAGGCGCCGGTGGAGCGGTAGAAGCCGCGGTGATCGGCCAGGGCGCAATAGAAGTCGTGGCGCACCAGCATCTCCACCCCATCGGGGTTGCGCTTCTCGGTGGTGGTGATCGTCGGGCCACCCTCGCCGGCCAGGTAGCCGAACTGGAGCATGTCGATCCGGTTGGGATTGGCAGCCAGGTAGTAGTAGGCCGTCGAGTCCGCAGAAAGGCGAGCCTCAACAATCAGCTCCATTCCACCAGCAAAGGGGTTGACGCCGGCCAGGGTGGACGGCGCATAGCCAGTCGGGTACAGGAATTGAAGGGCGGCGGTGCGCAGCTCGGGGGGGACGATCAGGTACGAGGCCTGAACGTTCAGGCTGTTGCCGGCGGGATCGGTCTGCTTGCGCATCTTCGTCACGCCAGCATCAATGCCGGTAATGCCGATGACGCCGGTGCCGGTGTTGTTGTGATCAGCGTGGAAGAGCGCCTTGTTATCGAGGGTGACGGTGGCACCGCTCGCGCCGCTGGTCAGCTGCTCCCACACCAGGTTGGATTCCAGGAGGGCACAGCCGGCCCCCATCTTTGCGGGCAGGCGATCCAGCGCAGACAGATCATCATTGATCAGTGCCTGCCTGCTGATCATCAGGCCCTTGCCGTAGGTACTGAGCTGATAGGTGGTTTTCCCATCGCTCATGGTGCCAAACTTGTATTCGCCATCCTCAAGCACCTTTTCAGGCACGATGCTGGCATTCAGCTGCACCAGATAGTTCGGCTTGAAATCGGTGTTGTCCGATTGAATGGCCAGCGGGCGCCAGGTCTGCATCTCTTCTTCGTAGCCACGGGCAAGGGTCTTGTTTGCCGTGTTGAGGAGAACGTTGGCCAGGTCGGAGGTTGTGTGGAATGCACGCTCGATGACTTCGCTGACGCTCATCAGGCGAACCTCATTGCGGCTGAAGCCGCGCATGGTCTCCAGATACTCGGCGGCCATCTCGCGGGTGCTCATCCGCTGGTACTGGCGGCCCAAGTCGGTGGGCTGCTTGACGGCGCGGCAGCGGGCGTCGATGCCCTCCTGGAAGCCACGCAGCAGGGTATCGCCTGCGTCGCGGGTCACCTCAACACGGGCAGGATGGCCGGCGGCCACAGGAGACTTGGCCTCGACCGCAACGCGGGCGGCGCGCACCACTTCGACCATCACGCCGGGAAGATCCTTGCCGGCAGTGGTGCGAATCAGCTCCTGCACAGTGGATTCGGTGAGGCCGCCAGCGCCAGCAGCGCGGCGGATGTGAAGCTCGCGGGCCACGTCGTCAGGGCCAGGCTCGGGAGCCTGAGCAGCGACAGGCGCAGGGATGGAGGTCGGTTCGGTCACGGCGGCAGACTCGGGGATGGCAGTAGCGGCCGGGTCGCCCCCGGCCAGTTCAGTTGCGGTGGTCATCGGGGGTTCCGTTGAAGGTTGTTCTGTTTCATTCGGCGAGCGCATGACGCTCGCCGGGTCCTGGCCGGCAACGACCAGCGAAACCGCAATCGGTTCCCAATCAGTGGCCCGATCAAGAGGTTGCGATGCGCTGGCTCGCTGCCAGCCGTAGATCCGAGCGTCAACAGAGAAACGCGCAGACCCGTTCCTGAGGCGTGGGATGGCAATGGCCATCGCTTCCTCGGGACCGTCAACCTGAACCGTTCCGATCAAGGCAGCAGAGCCGTCATCGGCGCGGCCCAGGTCCATTGATGTGATCGCTCCCCAGCACGAAGCAGAGGATCGCTGATGATCGATGTCGGTCGGCAGCGGGCGCATAGGCCAGCGGATCGCCGCTCGCTCATGCACCAGCTGCACGCCATCGCCTACATCCGCATCGGTTGAAATGATCACCGTTGCGGTCCTGGCTTCTTCATCCCATGAGGAAGGCGAGACCAGTGCCATCCGCTGACAGGCTCGATTGCCTGTTACCAGCGGCATTGCAGTAGAGATGGAATCGGGCATGGCTTTATGCTACCGATGGCGGAAGAGTGGCCCCCGGCTCCGGGATGCCAGATCCCGCGGGGCGGGCTTGAGTGACCCCCGAATCAGAAACAAGCTTGGCATCAACGGATAGAGCCAAGCCTTTCTCGCGGGCGCTGGCTAGGTCCGCAGCCAGCTCCTCCAGCACTTGGGCAGGCACATAGCCTAGCGAGCGCTGGACTTCAGACAGACTCATCAGGCCGGCGCGGATCGCCGCCACCAGGGCCGGGATCTCCTCGGCCGGGTTAATCATCTCCCTGCGAGGAGGCGTCCAGAGCATCCGGCCGTTGACCCTGTTGGCCATGCCTGCCTGCAGAACAGCAGTTGCAAACCATTGCGAAACGGGATTGAGAAACTGCGGGATGGCAATGTTCCATCGCCAGTGGCTCACGCTCCGGTGAAACTCCAGCCACCCCATCCGGCCACTGGAGAAGTTCACCTCAGACAGGATTCCGGTCAGCGCTTCAAACGTGATCCCATAGCCGGCCGCCACGGAATGCAGGTGATGGCGCTGCATCTCAATGAAGTTCCCCGCGCTGGGCGGGGTGCTGAACCTGATTTCCTTCCCTGGAGGTAGCACCTCAATGGCGCCGGGCTCCAATTTTTCAAACAGGGTCGGGATCGAAGCGTCCGGGCTTTTGGGATCAAGTGGCGCATCGTCCGGGTTGGAGTCGGTGACAAATGCGGTAAAGCACGCCGCCACCTTGTCAAGCGTCAGGCGGGCCTGGGCGTGGTCACCGATGTCGCGCAGCGTAAGTAGCGAGGATGCGCCCCATGGAACACCGGTCGCCTGCCCAGGCCGGCGCACGTCGTAAACGTGGCAGATTTCCGAGGCCTCGATCAGATCAGAGCCCAGCCGCGACTGGCGCCAATCGCTCTCGCCTGGGTGGTTCTTCCTGATGTAATAGCCGGCCAGCCGCCCGTCATCGTCGTATGCCTTACCAAAAACAATAGACGATCCATTGTCTTTCGACATGTCAAGCCAGTCTGGCTCTAGCACCTGCAGGGTCAGCGGAGGCAGGCCCTGCAGGATCAGCCGCTCATCGATCCGGCGCCTGACCAGGCAACTGCCGCGGACTGCGATGGTGCGAGCTATCAGCGCCTGCAGGCCGTAGAAGTTTAGTTTGCCGTAAAAGTCACAAGCTGTAGAATCGGCCCAATCATTCCATAACTGAGAATACTTTTTATTTTTATTAACAGGTTCTCCTACAATTCCTTCGCCAATCCAGTTATTTACAATGACCGCAATGGCCTTGTTTGCCCACGAATCAGAATCAACCTGATCTTGATGCCTTGAGACAATCCGCTGCAGCACTTGCCGCAAGTCAGCGTTAGGCCCCCGGCTGCGTTCGTGCCATCCGTCAGTGCGGCGCGATTGCTTGCCGGCTTCGTAGGCGCGCAGGTTGGCCTTGTACAGCTGAGACTGCGCAATCTTCAAATCGTTTTCAAGTCTTGCCCGACTGCGTTTTCCCACGGCCTACGCTCTCTGGAAAGTCACATACTTCCGCATCACTGGCCTGGCTTGCGTGGTTTCCACCTCGGCGGCCATCCTCCTTTCCGTCTCCAGCATTTCCGCCAGGCTGCGATAGGTCAGCTCCCGGCCATCCGAAAACCTCACCTTCAGCACTCCTTCGGCAATGGCCGAGCGCAGATCCGCCAGTTGCTCCGCTGAGTAGTTCATGTCTGAAGTCTAGCTACCAGTAATTACTAGCTCGACGCTGGGGCGGCTGCTGTGGCCGGGGAGCCTGAGCCTTGCCCAGCTGCGCCTCCAGCTGATCCCACATCGTGGCGCGGTTGTAGCGGCGGGCCACCAGCTGCAGGGCGGCGTAGGCCATGCGGGTGCAGTCGCCGGCTTCGTCGCGGGAGCCCGGG